ACCGACCAAGCTAAAGACGAATAAGAATGGCAACCTATCAACCGACAAGCGTACCGTGACGACGTACGACTATGCTAAGCGGCAGATTATAGCCCACTACGGCGAAGTGCCAGAATTCTTTAAGGAATTCTTAGAGGCTCGCAAGGGCGAAAACAGGTTCTTTTACAGAGAGAACGTGCGCCGTAACCCTCAAGAGATTCATTTCCTAGCTGATAGAATCATCGATGAAGCGATGGAAATGCTCAACCCATCGCTACCGATCTATCGTAATCCTAACAGATTTAATTGTTCCACTTGTGCTTTCGTCGGTCCATGTTTGTCATGGGGGGAGGGGGGAGACTACGAACTAATGTTAAAAGGTAACTATCAGCAGCGGAGAAGGGATTAGGTCTATGAATAGATATAGAGTGGTAGTGGAGCTAAACCAAAGGTGGGAATTCACATTGGACGCTCCGACCACAGAGACAGCGCGTACCGAAGGGATAGCCAATATGTCCCCCGGTAACATGACATACGAAAACATGACAATAAACGCGGAACTAGTTGGTGAATTCGATGGCTGATCAAGAGCCATCGGGGAAGACTATGGCAGGTCTTAACGTGTCAACTGTTGCCGAAGGTGAGCGTTGGTTTAAGTTTTTAGTGTACGGGGTGCCGGGGGTGGGTAAGACACGCATCGCCGGATCATCCTTTGAAGTTGAATCCTTCCGCCCCGTGCTATTTATCGACCTTGAGGGCGGTACAGAATCTATCCGCGAATTGTATCCAAAGATTGAGGTCGTGCGTGTGAAGACAATCTATGACAAGGGAGGGAGGGTTAAGAAAAGCGCATGGACTCAATTACGTGATCTATATGAGGAATTAAAGAAAGGTGGTCATGATTATCAAACAGTCGTAATCGATAACGTGACGGAAGCGTACCAAATTTCGTTGCAGGACGTGATGCAAAAGCTCACGGCAGAGAACCCCGACCGCGATCCTGATGTGCCTTCACAGCGGGAATGGGGCAAGGCAACCGCACAGATGCGACGGTTCATCCGGCAGATGCGCGACTTGCCTATGCATGTAATTATGACGGCCCATGAGCTTGCTAAGGAAGATGACAATGGTACGGTACGGCACATCACACCATCGTTACCCGGCAAGCTAGCTATGGAAGCGTCAGGATTCTTTGATGAGGTTTTCTACCTGTACACGAAAAGCGAAAAGGGGGAGGATAACAAGCCAATCACTACACGCAAGATTCAGACACAGCCAGTCGGTAAGTATATCGCTAAGGATCGATCAGGTAAACTACCTCTAGTAGTTAGCGATCCTACGATTAAATCGTTGTATGATCAGATGGGAGTTTAGATATGTCACCACTTCCTGTTCCCGGTGGTAGCCTTGAAGGTGTGGCAATCGGCTTTGAGCCGATGCCGTCCGGTGTTTATGTCGCTGAAGTGACCGACGTTGACGAGCGTACTGCGGGGGAGGATTCTAAGAACCCTGGTAGCACGTACCTCTCAGTGGAGTTTACAGTCCACGATGAGGAATACGAAGGTCGTAAACAGTGGCAGAACATCAGCCTTGTGGAGAAGGCTGCACCTATTCTCAAGTCGTTTCTGATCGGTATTGGGTACTCAGAGGATGAGGTTAACTCGATGACCGAGGTTGACTACGAGGATTGGGAAGGTCGGCAGGCTCGCATCGTTGTCGGTGAGGGTACCAACCCTAAGACAAAGGAAAAGAACAACAGTATCAAGCGTGTTCTTCCTTTGACCGATGAGGAAACGGAGTTGCCTGGCTAGCACGGGAAATAGGCGTGAAGGGGATCGGCGTGCCCTTTGAGGGGAAACAGGCAAGTAAGACCGATCCCCTTCACCTATCCGTAGAGATGGTCGTGGCAGCGGTAAAGGCTCTGGATATGTGATGCTGCTAACTAAGAGCTACCATCCTACGTCCCACTTAAATGAAGCTAATTGCCGCCAACCCGCAAAATGATCAGATACGTGAGCGGTTCTTTAAACTAGTCCTAGGGGACAACGAAGGTTATGTTGGTGTTGCCAGCAAGCACAGAGATACGGCAGCTTTCAAAGAGGCTTTCTTCCTTTACCCAACGGAGCTTCCCAATCTCTTGCTGTGGGTTAATGAACACATCGACCATAACAACCTTTACTTTTGTTCGCAGCTACTATCCAAACCAAAGCGGTTAGGTGCGAACGTAAAGCTCTGCCCAAACCTATGGGCCGATCTTGATGAAGTAGACCCTAGCACTATAGAACCGAAACCTTCTGCTGTCCTGCAGTCATCACCTGGGCGTTGGCAAGGGTTCTGGATTCTAGATGAGCCTGCCGAGCCTACATCTGCAGAGTCAGCTAATAGGCGACTCACATATGAGTTAGGTGCGGACAAGTCCGGTTGGGATTTGTCCCAGCTTTTGCGCATCCCTCTTACCTACAATTTCAAGCACGGTCAACATATCGTGCAACTATCAAGCTTACGTAATAAGAGCTTTGCTTTGCAGGAATTCGCTGCGCTTCCCGAACCACAGGAAGGGGCTGATCTCGCAGAGCCAATACCTGAAGCTGAAATTAAAGCGTTGCCTGATGCAGAGGAAATCTATGTACGGTACAGATTCCGTTTGCCTCCTGGTTTCAGGCCGATGTTTGAGAATGCCAACGTACAGGACAGGTCTAGCATCCTGTGGGCGTTGGAAGCTATGTGCCTTGAGGCCGGTATGTCCTTGGCCGAGACCTATAAAGTTGTCGATTCTTCCGCCGTAAATAAATACCGCGAAGATGCGCGTGATCCTAAAGACCTTTGGAAAGAGGTTTGTAAAGCGCAGTTAATGATCGCGGAACGTACTCGCGGCAAAGAAACGTACTCTATTGACAACCTGTTAAGCGTACAGGAGCGCGAAAAGGTGGAGACCATGCCTCCATCGTTTATCGAGAAGTATGTAACATGGGCTAAGTCTAGAACAGACGCAGCGCCCGCCTACCATGAAGCGGGGGCGTTCGTTATCCTTAGCGCGATCCTATCAGGCGCAGTAGAACTTGAAATCTCCTTTGGTAAGGTACGACCTAACATCTGGTTTATGATCCTAGGTGATACGACGTTAACACGTAAGACTACTGCGATGGAAATGGCCCTTGACCTGTTGAACCTAGTCTATGAGGATGCCTTGCTAGCCACTGACGGCAGCGTGGAAGGCATCATGACGGCTCTAGCCGGTCGTCCTGGGCGATCTTCGATATTCGTACGTGATGAGGTTGCAGGTCTACTCGATTCAATGAAGCGTAAAGATTACCTCTCTGGGTTGGTTGAAGGATTTTCTCGATGGTACGAAGGTAAAACAGACGTGAGGGTTTTAAAGAAAGAACGTATTGAGGTTCGTGATCCTCGGTTCATCATGTTCTGTGGCGGGATCAAATCTCGCATCTTCGAGTTGTTGGATAAGGATTATATCATCAACGGTTTCATACCTAGATTTTTATTCGTTACGGCTGACGCTGATGTAACTGCCTATCGACCCCCTACTCTTGTCACTACAGAGCAACAGGTAGTTTCATCCGACTTAGCAGAGTTTCTATCTCGCTTGCATGGCGACTATGATGCTTCACAGATAATGAAGATCGGTACTCAAGAAATAGCTACGCCTAAGGTATGGTCGGTTCACATGACACAGGAGGCGTTGGAACGTTATGCAGAATTTGAGCGTCAGTTATCTGTTGCGGGGACGTATGCGGACGAGCCTGAGTTATATTCTCCTACGTTTGATCGCATGGCTAAATCGGGACTTAAGTTATCCATACTATTTGCGGCTTCCCGCCAACAACCATCAGACGACGGTATTACACTTGAACTTGACGATATACTCCGAGCCATCTATTACATCGACAAGTGGAAACAACACACAATCGATGTAATTTCTAACGCCGGAAAGGGGGTGAGTGAACGGACATTGGAACGCGCGCTCAAACTAATCAAGAACGGTAAGAACACACGTTCCGATGTCATGCGATCTATGCACCTTACGTCACGCGAGGCAGACTGGATTTTTGAAACGCTTGAGCAACGTGGCTTGATCATCCGCACACGCTCCGGTAAGGCGGAGAAACTTTACCCGGCGACCGCAAAATGATTACCGTTGTACGCAATGCTAAGAGAATATGCAAGTGCCGCGATCCTTGGAAACATCACAAGAGAGGTTTTAGATGGGAGACACCGGACGGCAGAACACATCGACCACAGATGGTCGTGTCAATCATCCAAAGCATTACAACGAACACCCTACTGGAATCGAATGCATCGATATCGTAGAACATTTCAGCTTCAATCTAGGCAACGCAATCAAGTACGTATGGCGAGCGGGACTCAAGCCTGACTCAGAATTTGAGCTTGATATTCGCAAAGCCATCTGGTATCTAGAACGGGAACTGAAACAACATGAAAGCTAAGAATGCTAGTTTGTCTGACGTGTTAGCCATAGGAGTGCTGCACGATAGTTGCGTGGTCATGCCTACCCACATGCATGCGCTGTATTGGTGGCCTACCATCACGCAAATGTTCGAGGATCGTCAACCTTGTCAGATCACTAAGACTGCCGTGTACGGACAAAAGACAAATACATTCGTTCGCCTATGGGTACCTTACGAGCATGCGCCAGTACAGCCTATGGACTTTATCCATCCGTTCGTGTTCCGCGCCATATACCTAGATTTGTATGGCATGTATGGAAGGGAGATTAAATGGCTGACGTGATAGAAGTGTGTCCTAAGTGTTTTAATGAGCTTGCTCCTGGCCACGTATGCGGTGGTACCCAAACTGTATCTGCCAAACAATCGGCATTTCAAAAGCAAGATCGTAAGAAGTACGTTCATGACGTAGAGCTAGAAACTAGACAAGTTATCGTTATGTTCAATATCGAGGTACCAGCCGGCTCTGATTTTAAAGCAGAATGGTTACACGATCAGTTAAAGGAACGTATGGATATCCCTGAAGGCCCAGAAGACTATCCCGAAATTGAGCCGTACTACATAAAGGATATATGGTGATGGCACGTAAAGATCACGCTTTGGATCATAGAACGTTCACGTTCGAGCAGAACAGTGTAGAACAAGTCGTTGATTATTACGCCTGCAGATGTAACAAGTCGTATTTCAATCAAGATACTTGGGGTTATGCAAGACGTGACGAAGCACGTAAGATGCATCGTGAACATTTGGATCAGGTGACGCACAATGGAACCTAAACCATTACGGCCTAGAACCAAAAATGATGCTGAGTTTATTCGTGAGGTCGTACGTATGCATAAGCGAGCCATACGCGCCGAAAAAACTGCTCGTAAAAGGTACGAGGAATTTAGAACGTCAGTAGTAGATGCAGTAAGCAAAGGTGCGCGAAGACGACAGCTTGCCCAAGCGTTAGGCGTCCATGAAGGCTACATATACATGATTCTGAAAAGGGCTTGACAATGGAACCTAAAGCTCCATTTGCAAACTGTGAAGATTGTCCATTACGCGACGAACCTCATGTGCTAGGACGTGGGCCTAGCCACCCTAAAATAGTCGTGGTTGGCGAAGCGCCGGGTAGACACGAGGTAAAAAGTGGAATCCCCTTCATTGGAAAATCAGGACAACTCTTGGATAAGATATTGGCTCACAATGGGATCAAGCGGGACGACGTGTACATCACTAACACCGTTATCTGTCGACCACCAGATAATCGTACTCCAACCGCGAATGAGATTAAGCATTGTAAAGCTAGACTCGTCCACGAAATCAAAGAACATAACCCCGAAGTAGTGTTGGGTTTAGGAGCCCCCGCTTCAAAGGCGCTCTTAGATAGCAAACAAGGAATCAAGATGCTTAGGATCGGTGGCGCGAAGCTCTCGCCGTCCCTCGGCCTGCCTGTGGTCGCCACATTCCACCCCGCAGCGACCTTCCGTGATCCGAGTTTGTTCCCCAGCCTTGTGAGTGACGTTCGCAAATTGAATCGCAACGTTAAAGTAACATGGGAACCTACTAAGGTAGATGTACATGACAACACGACTAATGCTATCCGCGAGCTTGAACGTCAAGTTAAGTATCCTCTTGTCGCAATGGACATTGAGACCGCCCCACCATTTGACAAGCACAATCCAGACTTGCTCTGTTACGCGCTGACCACAGAGGCGGGGCGAGCGTCAGTTTACACCAAACAAGTTGTACACGATCCTCGCATGATTAACGCTCTGGACGCCGCTTTTATGGATACCCGATGGGGCTTCCAATTTGGTACGTATGACATTCAACATCTATGGGGATTGGGCGTAACTAATGCCCGCGTCGATGAAGATAGCGGTCTAGCTCATTACATGACAGATGAGCGGAAGGGTACACACGATCTTGAACAGCTAGCTACAGAATACCTTGGTGCGCCTATGTACAAACAGATGGCTAAGTTGGGTTTGGATGATGACGAATCGCTAGCCGACTTGCCCGCTGAAACATTGTATCAATACAACGGTACAGACTCGGATCAAACATTTCAACTCATTCCTATTCTGCAAAAAGATATGCGTGAAGATGGTACGATTGATCCATACTACAATCTGGTTATCCCCGGCGTCGACTCATTATCAGCTATGGAATATCGTGGATTCACTATCGATGAATCAATGCTAGACAATCTTGAAGAACGTCTTGTGCATGAAATGTCAGACCTTGAACGCGAGCTAGAAAAGTTTGTTAAGAACCCACGTTCGCCACAGCAGATCAAGGTGTCCTTTGCCGAGATACGAGACGGTAAAGAGTTGCCCGACACCAAAGCTCTAACCCTGCAGATTATGATCGAGAAAGAATCAGGTAGTGAAGCTGCCCATTACGCAACCAAACTGTTAGAATATCGATCTCGCCAAAAGACTCTATCGACTTATGTTCGGGGGTTCCGTAAACGCTCTGTCAATGGTAAGATTTACGGGCGATTCCTGCTCCACGGAACCGAGACCGGCAGGCTTAGCTCGCGTAATCCTAACCTACAGAACGTGACACAGGGGGAGCTACGTGGAATCTTCACAGCGTCGGATACAGATTATACACTCGTCAACGCAGACTACTCGGCAATCGAGCTTCGTGTGGCGGCATTGGAGATTGGATCGGACTGGTTACTTTCAGCTTTCCGAACAAACCAATCAATTCACAAAGAGGTCGCAACTGAGCTTTTTGGTGAGGGGTATGGAGATCGCCAGTATCGTGACGGAAAAACCGTCACCTTCGGAATCTTCTATGACCGTCAGGCTCCGGCTATCGCGGCACAATTACGTATTCCTATTAGACAAGCACAAATGATGATTGATCGTTGGAACCAACGTTGCCCGGAGCTAGAGGTTTACAAAGCCGGGTGTCGAGAGGAAGTTAAAACGCAAAGCTATTGCCGGTCAAAGTTTGGTCGGGTGCGACGCTTTTGGTTCGTGACACCAGAGAACAGCTTAGATGTATTTCGGGAGGCTTACAATTTCAAGATTCAATCCCCGGCAGGAGACGTTACACTTCGTGCGCTCAACCGTATCCACAGGGAAGCCCCTCAACTTCGGCCTGTGGTCACGGTGCATGACTCTATTACCTTTGACGTACCGCTAGATCAGGTTGAAGATACCAAGGCAACCGCGAAGCGTATCATGGAAGATAATCCCGATTTTGATATCCCAATGCCAGTAGAGTTTAAGGAAGGCTATCGATGGACATAGAAGTTATCGGTAAGGATCGCATCGAAAGACGCGCACAAGATAGGGTATGGCGTGTGTGGTGGGAATGCGAAGGTTGTCGGGGGGAGGTTGGTCATGACGACAGATGGTGTAAGCATTGCGGACGTAAATTCGCTTAACGATCATATAGATACGTTAGAAGGCGCGATTCATTGGTGCATTAATAACCGTGCTGTTGTGTCTTTTCATGTATCTGGTAACGTAGTTGTTGAGTATATACGAGGCAAGCGCATTACTGGTACAGATTTCCTAGACGCTATCGAAAAGGCAAAAGAAAGTCAACGGTCAAAACCATGAAAATTATGAGCTTTGATCCCGGCGTCACAACAGGCATGTGCTTCCTTTCAACCCCAGGAGATCGGCCATCCCCTAGCGCATTCATGCATGCGCAGTTAGCTACGGAAATGGTTTGGACAACGTTGGATTTTAACAAACCTGATCTTGTAGTGTATGAGGGATTCTATTGGCGGCAAGGTAAAACTAAGATAGATTTTACTCCTGTTGAAGTCATTGGAATCATTAAAGAATGGTGCCGTCAGCATGATGTTGATTACTTTGAGCAAACGCCGTCAGAGGGAAAACACTTTTTCGATGACGAGCGATTAGTTGCGCGTGATCTGTACGTAAAGGGTCAACCTCATGCTAACGATGCCACTCGGCACCTACTGTATTTTCTAGAGTTTGGAAAGGGCAAAGCCTATGGACATTTGTGAGTGCGGTGCGCCCATCGCCGTTTCGAACTGCGCGTTCGAAGGATGCCTTGATTGTTGGGAAGCGTTCCAGCAGGAACTATTAAACGCAGAAAGGGAACAAGATGGTAATGTCTAAACCTCGTTTGGGCAATTGGGGACCGACCCCTGGTTGGGGCAGCATGATCGAAAGCTTCGATAAGTGGACGGGCTTATGTCCCAACACTACGCTGTTTAGAAGTCGTGGTGGGGAGGGTCAGCTAGATAACGAATTCGTGCTTAAGGATTCTGAAACCGCGATGTCTTTAGGGTACTTGCCTAGCTTGCAGATTCAACCCAAGACGGGATCAGGCAGTAATCGTAAGGGTATTCCGTACAAAGACATTTCGGACGGCAATCATGATACGGTGATCATCAAAGGGCTAGAGGAAATCAAAGCCGCTACCCCCGACAAAGGGGTTCGTATTCCGTTCGAGCTTCATAGTGAATTCAACATCCAGTCAAGTGGCGCGCAGCCGTACGTCGGTCCTCCTGAGGATTACGCCGGGTTTGTCAAAAAGGTTCATGATCTGGCAAAGCAAGTTGGAGTACGTAGGCGTCTAAAGTTTATCGCATCGGCCACTCGTGGCGTTTGGTCGAGTAGCGAATGGCATCGTTGGCTAGACGGTTGTATCGATCAAATCGATTGCCTTGCTGTGGACGGATATTCGCAGCCCAAGACCGGCCAGCCTAAGGAATTTGAATACCTTGTGTTGCCGATCATCGACTGTGCTATCGAATCCGGTAAACAATGGGCAGTTATGGAAACTGGTTGCCAGGAAAAGCCTAACGATGTTGACTACAAGCTAGGATGGTATGACCGTACAGGGGGTTTCCTTGAAACCTATTTGAATACGCCTAGCATGCCTAGATGTATGTATGTCGTATTCAACACGTCTAATGACGGATCAGGCGGATGGCAGCCGACCAGTAGTGACAAGGCTTACTCGGCTTTCATTGCGCTTTGCAACCGTGATATTTGGAAAGGGGGTGTGTGATGGATCGAGTGCAGTTGGCACAAATCATCGCAGAGTATCTTAACGACCGCGATGATATTGCAACGGCTACTAACTCTGGCAGTCAGGTGTTGGTAGAGACTCAAGGGGGTCAGGCATTCGCTGTTGAAGTCGGCCCTAGCTTGGAAGCCTAAAGATAGGAGTAAGATTTGCGTAGGATTGGTCTGGCTTTACTTATCGTTGTTGGCTTGGCATCTATGTCCGTGCAAGCTAACGCGGCACCATCATGGAATGAACGTTGGCAAACGGCGCGATTTAAAACCCTTGAATACCCTAAGGAAAGTTTCAGTGATCATGAGCTTGTGCTAACGCTCAAGGCTGTTTCTAGACTTAAGGGGTTCTCGTTTAGTCGCGCAAATTGCATTGCGTTGCGTGAGTCGGGCTATGATGAGTTTGCCCGTAACACTTATAGTGGCGCTGCAGGTGTGTTCCAACATCTGCCAAACTACTGGCCCGGTCGTGCCGATGCTTATGCATCTAACGCGGGACCGTTAGCCATCAAACCAAATCCTAGTCCATTTAATGGTCGAGCTAACATCATCGTTTCGGGATCGATGATGGGTAGGGGCATGTGGTCACATTGGGCGTCCACAGATAGTCCTTGCTATTGATATGCGCGGATTTATCGCAATAAGGTCGAAAACCGGGGCCAGGAGCGTGCCCGAGAGCCGATTTCAGATCGGGCCTGGTGTCCTGGGTCATTGGCATGTTGACTATTCAATAAGTTAATCACGGACATACGTAAGACCCCAACCCACCTGCGGGGGAGAACCAAATACAGGGGGTTGGGGTCTTACTTTGCTCCCGGTTTATTTAACCAGGAGGATCGGGCACCGGCGGCTGTCCATTGTATGACAGGAACGTCACACCGAAAGCTAGAGCAGCCGTTGCAAGCGTCGGTACGATGATCGCCGCCACATCTACAAAGTCGGCAAATTGATTAACTACAACGACACCAATACCACCGAGGATAGTCTGCAGAGCGGCGCGCGTAGCCTTTTGCAATGCCGTAGTAGCTGGGGATTGGGCATAAGCCCAACCAGTAGCCGTAGCTGCACCGATAAGCGCAAGGACTAGTGCCAGTCCAAGGTTCTCTGCGTTTACGCGCAGATCACCGTTGATCCAGTCATATCCCTGAGCCGTCAACATCGCGGCGCTTGCCAAAGCAGCAAACGTACGAACGAAGATGTTTAGGTACATGATTCACCCCCTCTCTATTTAGGGTTATTCATACCAGCACGAGCAGAAGACCAACCCTTTTTAAAGAACTTTTCACGATCTTCAGGCGGCGGGCCGGGATCAGGATCGGCTTTACCTTCCTCTTGAAGCCTCTTGTACCGTTCACGGTACTTTTCTTCACCCTCAACATAAAGATCAAGATTCATGTCTTCGCCCCCTTGCCATTTATCGGCATCGAATCGACCATAATATGTCCTGTGCCAAATTTCGCCAGGAACATCCGCATAATAACCAAATTTAGGACCGTTACGATCAAGCCAAATGATATCGATTTGATCTAGGTTTGTTAGATCGCCAGTGATAGCATCACCATGATTGGAGGTTCCCGGTCTCGCGGCCAGCGTTCCGCCGTTTAAGTAATTAATCCACTTCTCTACTTGCTTAGCATAAGTTCTGTAGCTATACTTGACCGTGAAAAAGCAACCATCTTGACGTGACGCTTCGATCATCGCGCTCATAGCTGCAGCAGCCTCAGGCCACATACGACACGGGCCACCAAGATCAGCATCGTACATTTCAGGTTGAATGATAGCTAACTGACTTAATGGAATCTTTCCATTGTCTGTCTTAGCCATCCAAGCTAAGACCTCAGGAGTTTTGTTAGGAAACCCTGCCATTATTCTCCCCCCTCATCGATATGTGACGCCTCTGCAAACTCATAGATATGACGTCTAATAAAGAATGATATCCAACTTCTGATAGCCAAAGCAGATTGAACAAAGAACATAGATATGGTAACCACTCGTCCTAAATTAATATGACCTTCTGTTTCTACATTTTGAGGAAGATCAGGAACGAACATAGCTATAAATCCTATAATTACCAAAATAAATTGAGACACTAAAATTAGCGATTCTACCCAAATAATACCGACCGCGAATGTCTGAGCCGCACTGTTTATACCTTTCTTACGTAAAACTAATCTCTCTACTATATTCGCCCATAGGTTGACAACTGATGGGGCCAAACCAGCTAGCCCAATACAAATCCAGACCACTTCAATTAGTTGGACGTGGGTGTGGTAAGCCCCCATTACTAGTACCTCCCTTCCTAGCCGCCTCTACCGCCCGTAAACGTAACTCCACAAGTGTAAGACGATCAGTAATGTTTTCTATCTGGGAATCTAATTCCTTTATACGTTCCCCTCGTTTATTCCAGGGCCAAATCATTGGCCTCTCTCCTGTAATCGGCGTAATTCTTCTATAACGTCTTCTAATGTTGCCCTATCATCAGGAGGAATTCCCTTTTCTGCCTGTGTTACAGATTTCTCCGCAAGATCGGTTGCTTTCTCTGCCTTAGATTTCCACTCGCCTGCAGACTCGCGCAGGTTTTCAAACTCTCGCCCAAAGACCCACCAACCACGCCAGAATCCATAGAGAAAAAAGATCAACATGGCAACTAATGGACCTTGACTTAATAGGTCTCGCCACGTCTGGTCCACACCTATCCGTTTTCTCCTTCCGCATACAATACCCGCAATAATTGAGATTCATTGGGAATATCCATATGAAGCTCAGTCATAGTACGAATAAGCGCCGCGTTGTAGATTTCTAATTCAGCGATACGGGCCGTCATCTTGCCAATAACAGTTAAGTAATCATGATCTGTAAGCTGCACTTCAGTAGCCATCAGCTTCTACCAACTTTGATAGTTGCGTTCTTAATTGGTCCCCAAAAACCAACCACTAATCTTCCCTCGTCTTCATCATCCAACTCAGGATCAAATTCGATAACGGCGCGCTTTTTACCTTCCTCGACTACAATCTCGCCATGAGAATGTCCAACACTATCCACATAGGCTACAAATACTTCCATATCGGGTTCCGCCGTAACATCTACCGTCATCTTAGCAGTCATTATGTCTCCGCCTTTATGACTTCGATAGTACCGTTGTCCCACATGACGACCGCTTCATGCTTAGATGAATCACCTGTCTTTTCCTTTAGGTAAATCAACGCATGACCTGTAGGTGGGGTAGCTGGTACGTCTTCTTGGAAGGGTAGCAACAGCGCGTTGATATGCACATGCTCCGAACCAATTTCTGTAGCGATCATCTTCCTAATCGGAGACAATGTAGCGAGTCGAACCATCCAGTTTTGCGCTGACCCCAAGGTAACGGTAAGGTCAGGATCACTAGCGTCATCGACAAACTTGTAGTAGTTAGTCAATCTCATGCTGGTTGTGGCAACAGTCTCATGTTCGGTGTAACCATTTGTGGGCGACGAATGCGTTGTAAGACGCGACGCCACTGTGCCTAAGTAGGCGTAGATCATTTCACCCAATGCCGAGTTGATTACACCATCAGCCGAAGCATCGGTACCTGTGTCAGTATTAGCGATGTCACGGAATGAGAAGTTATTGAAGCCACCAAACTCGGAGTAAATGGCCGCTATCTCAGACGAGCCCCCCGAGATCGTAACTGCCGCTGCATCCTCAGTACCGTCACTAAATTTCATGTACGTGTTCAAACGCATCGATCCAAACAACGTGTTACCACCAAATGTAATAAAGCCTGATGGAGCGTTGATGGTTCTAGTGCCGGGAGTTTCGTCCACCAACACAGCTAGCCATAACAGGCTTCCCATTGCTGGCTCAGCGTCCAGTGTCGGAGTTACGCCTGTTCCCGAGTTAGTAAACGCCGACTTATCCTGCGTAAATACAGGTGCCCCCGCGTGGCGAACAACAAACCCACCATCATCATCGACGTTAAAGATGTCGTAGTTAGACTCATCTTGTGTGCCATGATCAACCTCTTTAACGCGCAGGACCTTGTAAGAGCCGGTTCCAGCTTCCTCACCGTAGCTGAAATCGTACGGCATGTTCTCCCCTCCTAACCGTTATGGGCTAGCTGTTTGATCGCGCCTGCACCAGTATTGAATTTAACATGCAAGCCCATTCCAGCAGCGCCATCACGGTTTGATAGATACAACTTGCAGGCGGTCGAACCTACAACGTTAGGCGAACCAGTCGTGAACGTCTGATATAGCTGCAAGGTGGCATCTCTAGCTAACAGCGAGTTAGTACCAGCACCACCTTGCGCGCCCCAACGGACACCATCAGCATGAACTTCAAGGACAGTCATTGTTCCCGCCAACGGTTTAAACGAAACGCGATCCTTGCCATCCACACGAGACAAAGCGACCGTAGCCTCAACCGAGCTATCGCCTGTCTGGAATGCGCCCGATCCGCCAGTCAACCTAATGATGCCCTCAAACGTATATGTCTTTCCTGAACCTTGATTGAAGTTGCTTAGTAAGTCAGTGTCGTCCAGCTTAACGTCATCGGTTGCGCTGGCATTACCCGAGGTTGATTCGTTACCAAGATCATCACGAGCAAACACACGAGCCTCATGACTCAATCCACGATCCGCAGCCGGAATCATGTAACGATAATGGTCCGTCTTCCCACCTACATACTTTGTCTTCCTTAAGTTACCTGCCGCGCGAATCTCAATCTTGTAACCATCAACTTCATCCTCGGTATCGGCCATAGCATTCCAGTCAACATGAATGCGACGTGGCCCTTTATCAACAGCAACCCCCGAAGGCGCAGAGACCGATCCCGATGCCGAAGGTAGACCGCCAGCCGTCCAACCAGAATAGTTACCCTTGCGCCCCTGATGGTCGATAGCACGAACACGCATGAAGGTAAAGTGAGATTTGCGAATGTTGCGGAAGATCACCTTAAGGTCATCGTCAGGGTCGGTGTCCTGATGCGCTCGCGGCTCGCTTCCTGTGGGCGCTACGTTCGTAGCCTTATGGACGAACTGAACACGATAGAACGCCACATCGTCATCAATGTCAGTCGTACCGGCAGTAACCGTACCGATCACACGATAACGTGATTTCTTCGGTCCACCCGCGTCAAACGACAAAGCGATGCTAGGCGCGTTCGGTGTAATCTTGGACGCAGAGGTTGACACCCATGAGGATTTGTTCCAGCTACCATCATGGGATCGAACCCTCACCCAATACGTAGTCTGAGGCTTTCTAACCTTGAAGCTCTTATGTTCTCCTGCGGTCCGAACGTCTCGGATAATACTCGTAAACCCTGAGTCAGTAGCGACCTGCACTTGGAAATTCATGATGTCTTCGTGCAGAATATCGCTATCAGCAGCATCCTTAGTAGCGTCCCATTCAGCAACAATACGATGCTGATCCACGAATGCCGTAACGTTGCTAGGGGCAGGGGGAGCAACGTTATCTACTGTAGCCTGAGCCGCGCTTGTCCATGCCGTCCAATCTCCCCGTCTATTCCAACGGTCGATTGAACGAACGCGAGCTTGATAGAATCGTTGCTTTTTGATTCCCTTTTGGAAAATCGTATGCGTTGTTGTATCAGCATCCGCGTCTTTTGCCTCGACAACACGCTTTCGAACGTAAGTACCAATGGGGGTTCCGCCTGAGTCGCAAATTCGAAACGCGACTTGATACCCTCGCATATCGTCTTCTTCGTCGCCTCCTGGCACGTCCCAATTGACAACCTCGTCCCATTGTACGATAGCCCGCAGACGATCCCAACGTGTCTTCTCTAACGTGTCAAAGATCACGGTAACGCCTGTAGGTGCAGGCGGCTTAGGCAAAGCATCCTGTGCAGGTAGCTGTGGTGAAGTCCACGATGACCACGGTCCGATACGGTGCGCCTTATCCTTGATCGCTACGCGAGCTTGCCAATACCATTTCTTAGGTTTCTGCAGTTGATCAAACACTGCATGCACATCGGTCTCGCCCTTGTTTTCCACGCGCTTTTCTTTACGTAGTTGGTAAGGGTTTCCACCAATGGTATCGGTATCGATAGGCGTTCCGCCTGAGTCTGTAGGTCGAAACTGAACGATCCATTTATCAACGTCAGCTTGACAGGTATTAGGGGAGACCAATCCCCACGTCACTACGCCACGATATTCGAGTCGTTGCTTAACCTCACGCACACGGATAGTTAAACTCACAGTAGGTGGCAACGGCGGCTCATCTGATTCATCATCGTACTTGCTAGTGCGTTCAATGTTACGTAGTCGATGATCAAACTGTTTCTGTTGCCAAATGATATCGTGTTTGCGATCAACCTGCGGCATTAGAACGGCCCCTCATCGAATTGGACGGTACAAGCCTCGCGCCCATCGTTGGTTAACGCATACGTCATAGTAGTGATACGCATGGATCGGTTAATCTCTATCCACCCAAAATCGCCAATCACATCTACACGATCCCCTACCACATGCGTAAACGGAGCGAAGTCATCGAACATAACTGAAAGTTGGGGCTGAACACGCAAGTCTTTTTGCAAGGCCAATTGGGAGTTAGCACGGTCCTGCAGTGTAGAGAAATGCTTAACATTGGTAAACGATCCGCTAGCCTCTCGCAAGCCATAAGCCGCAGCAGAGGTAGAATCCAAGGCAACAGCTATACACGTATTCTTACCATCGCCGGCCCCAATTGCAGAGTAAGAGTTGATCAATTCACCTGCATCTTCTTCAAGATACATAGTTGCAACATTGTTGCCTAACTCATAATCCGCCGTTAACGTAGCCCCCTTAGAGGGGTAGTAGGTTTTCCATTCTTTGGTCGGGGTGATTTCGAAGTCGAACCCTTGTCCAACCTCACTTAACGCAATTAATTCTTCACCGATGTTAGTACGCTCCCAAAACGGGTACGTGCGATCCCTAGTCTTTCCACTCGCCGCCGCGCTGAAACGAGTAAAGCCCATGTTGCCATTAGTCTTACCTTGGGCATGGGCAATCAGGTTCCATGCGATATCAAACTGATCCACGTTTACGTATTTCAAGGTGGCATCTACGTGTCGTCTAAACAGCATAGAGAAAAATCCTTCGAACCCCAAGCGTAACGTGTTATCCGAAGCTTGGGCTTGAGCCAACCACAGGTACCCCGCCCAAACACGAACACCATCGCGCATGACGTGAAGCTCGCGCAGGCCAACATCGATCAAGGATCGCACGGCCTTAGCGTCATTCAAAGGGATGAACAGGCTAGCCGCACCCGCTTCGTTCAGCGTGTACGACCACGTAGGGTTACGGGCAGGAATCGTGTCCAGCACAGTACCCGCCAGGTTAGCAATACGAAACTCGTAAGTAGCCAATTAGGGACCATTCACAATAGCCGGGGTCGCCGCTATTAACTCAACAGCAAATTTGAAATACCCAATGTTGTAATCTCGGTCCACAGGAAGATTGAACCGAACAGGACGCGCCATGACTTTCTTTTCGACAAAGCCCGGTAGTTTGAAGCCAAGAGCTAGGTCTGTAGTACGTGGCGCAAACGTCGTATGAAGTGTTGGTACGATAGCGTGAGTCGGATCGCTTACG